ACGAGTGTCGGTGCTCCACCCTAGCTCGGCGCCGGGCTAATGGTCGAGTACAATGGAAATGATATAGATTTGCCGTATGAAATTACTCAAGACGGTGGTGAATTTGGCAGCGGCTATCCTAGACCAGGTAGTTGACACCTACACTGTCAAATAATACTGTTCTACACGTTGCCACCACAGTTGGCGATACAGTTCAAATTCAGTGCCTTCCAACACAAATTCCTGGTATTCTGGCGGTTTAATAATAGCGTTGTTGGCGTCCATGTCCGGTTTCACGCACATCAAGATCACACCTTTGCATATCTTGGTGCCGTGCAATTCGTTGTGAGCTTCAGCATAGGCACACAACTGCATGAAGTAGTCCTCGATCCACTCGCGCCGTTTGGGACGATTGGTCTGCTTGTAGTCCAGGATGGCTTGGTCGCCCAGGTGAATGCCACAGCCGTCTGTGGTGCCGGCATAGATACTGGGAAAGTATAAGGGCACTTCGATGCCCCAGAATTCCTGCACATGCTTCAAACCCTGTTCAATAACCACTGCAGCCATGGCATGACTGGCCCAGCCAAAAGGGTTGGTGCCACGCGGTTTGACTTCGCCAGTCTTGACATAGTGTTCAAGATAGGTGTGCATTCGGGTGCCACGATTGGCAGCTTCGGTGGTAATGGCCTGTGCCTGTGCCACGCCCACTCGATTGCGCCAGTTCTGCAAGGCCTGTCGTTTTTCTTCGGGTTTGGTGGCTTCCAGGATTGTGGTCACTGATGGCAGTCTGCGGCCGTCAGGAGTGGCATACAAGCGCCGCCCATCCACAGTTTCTCTGGGAATGGGTTGATAGTCAAATTTGGGATTGTACAATGTTAAACTCTAAAACTGATACCACAACCACATCGGTCGCGCTCGTTGGGGTTGCGGAACTCGAAACCTTCATTCAGCCCTTGACGCACATAGTCCACAGTCATGTTGGCCAGCAAGGGCTCATGTCGCTTGTCCACCAGCACACAAAAACCGGATGTGTTGTGATCCCCGGGTTGAGCATAGTTGATGGTGGTTTCGTCATATTCATAACTATCCACGTATTCTAACACATAAGCTAGCCCTGAGCAACCGGTGGTTTTGACACCTAGCCTGATGCCAGCACCACCACGTTGTGCCAGGAGTTTTTGAACTTTTTTTCTAGCTAGTTCAGTTAGAGTTATCATAATTTTTTATAAACTCGGTTAAGTTACTTTCCCATACCACAGTTACAGTATAGCCTTGAGACTCAAGAACTTTTTGTCTATTAAGATCCCTAAGACGTATTTCCTTGGCAGATTTACCCAGATGATGTTGTATAAAATCATCTGGGTAAATTTCTGGATTGCAATGCCAATAGTCGCCATAAACTTCTATAATATGTTTTTTAGCTTCATTGATAAAGTCTACATTGTATTTTCCTACACGAATATTATTTTTGTAATTTGGAAGACAAGGTAGTAATTTTTCTTCAAGACTACTACGTTTTTCTTTTAATAAGATTTCGTTTTTTGCAGCCATTGCTAGAGAATTTTCAATACGCCGTCGATCAGCTACTTCTTTACCGTATATTTCATCCCAAGTTTTTCCTTTGAATCTGCCTCTGTTGGCTTTTCCAATTGCTTGTTTGGCTGATTCAGGTTGATTCATGCCAAGTCTAGGATGACCTTGTTCAGTCCAACGCTGTGTTCTCTTTGTCATAGAATCTGCAACTTTGGCCTGATAGTTAGAATCTTTTTTTTGTTCTAAACTTTTTTTCCGTTGGATTTCCCTTGCTGCCGGATTGCTGAACTGCGATATTGTGTTCAAACTTGCTAATTTGTTTTTGCATTCTTTTGAACAAGTTCGAGTTGGCCTCTTTAAATTTTTAGGTATAAATTCTTTTTTACAAATTTCACAGCAGTGCATAGACATTACCTCCTGTAAATATTTACCAAAACAATTACAAAGAGGTATTTTTCTTTTGTTTGTTTCTATAATCAGAAATGGCTGCTTTCAGGCAATCTTCTGCCAAGATCGAACAATGAATCTTAACTAGTTACGGAGGGAGAGCAAGTTCTTCTGCGATTTCAGAATTCTTGATCTCCCCGGCCTCCTCTAATGTTAATCCTTTAATCATTTCCGATACCAAACTGGATGCTGCAATTGCGCTACCGCATCCATACGACTTAAACTTGGCATCAATAATGGTGTCAGTAGTTGGGTCTACTTTAATTTGTAATCTAAGAACGTCACCGCATGCTGGTGCTCCGGTGAGCCCTGTTCCTACTGATGAGTCAGCAGTATCCATTTTTCCTACATTGCGTGGATTTTCGTAGTGGTCAATTACAGCATCTGAATAGGCCATTATCTATTCCTTTCATTGTCGACGACGCATGGCCGCTTTGGCATTGCTGTTGACCACGGCCTGTGCTTGATCCACACTCATGCCAGTTTGTGCTTCTGTATCGCCTTTGAAGCGTATCACTCCCGATCCCGGTTCCACGGGTTCTAAGAAATTGCTCAGGGGCTCTTGTGAAGCCATGTCGGCGAGACTTTGTTCTGTGACATCGACCCCCAAGCTGTTGGCCATTTGAATAAAAGCAGCTTGACTCAGTGGTTTGGCCGCAGATTGGTCTTTCATGCGCCCCTGCAACCACAGGCACAACGCACTCAATTGCTGTGCATTGGGATCAACTACTTCTCTGATCAGCATCATCTGCGCTGGCGGCCCAGGCCCACTGACGTTTTTTCTCTGGGTTCTGGCTCGGGTTCAATTTCAGTAGTGTCAATATCTACTTGTTCTTCACCGGGCACCACAGGCATGTCAGGCACAGGTGCTGCTCCTGCTGCGCCCAAGGCTGGCATGGCCATATCTTGTCCTGTTACCACACCCAGAGCCTGTTCCAATTTGGCCTTTGAACCCTGCAGGTTCTGCAACAGTTCGGTCAGGGCTGCGGTGGCGTCTGTGTTGAATTGTGTGGCCTGCGGCACACCAATTTCGTTCTTGATTTGATCCACCAAGGCTGGCAGATCTTTGAACTGCATGGCGCTGACCTGTTCGCTCATTTTTTGCACTTGATCAACCATGTCTTGACTGGCCAACACAACCTGAGCCTGTTGAATTTCACTGGCTTCACGCAAGCGGCGAGCACGGCGGCTTTCGGCCATGGGCATGGCTGCAGTTGGGTCGTTCATGGCTTTTTGCAAATCAGCAATTTCGGCCTGTTTGGCCTTGATAGCGTCTTGTATCTGGCGCTTTTTTTGTTGAACCTGTGCGGCTTGCAGGGCCTGTTGCTGTTGTGTATTGGCCGGAGTGGCTGCCACAGGATCTTGTTCCATGATGCGAGCTGTCAAGGCCTGCTCCATCACAATCAATTTCAAGTAGTTGGCATCTTGTTCACTGCGATGAAAATCCGGTGACAGACGATGTTCAGAGACCAAGGCGCGAACACGTGACAGCATGTTGTGTGCCTGTGTCCGGGTAAATGTGTTGAATTTTACACGGTCGCCAAAATAGCTTTCAAAAACCTTGGCGGCTTGTTTTGTTGGGTTGGTCACGGCCAGTTCTTGCAGTTTCATTATTGAATCCTCTTTGTTGACAATATTTAGTCCAATTTACACATTTGTTTAGTTGATTTTCCAAGAGTTTTTTCTGCAGAATTTTGCTTTCTAACTTGGTCACAATAATTTCTTTCAATCCAGGATTGCTGCTGCGATCGCCAATGGCCAATCGTGCCTGGATGTCTTGTGCCAACTCGGCCACTCGGTGGTCCAGACTCAGCAGTTGTCGGGCTATGTTGTAGGCTTGGCAACGATCAGCAATGCACCAGCTGATTGCTGTTCTGGTACTGGAAAACGTACCTATTGGGTTCTGGTTGCAGCATACTCGATAGCCTGCTGCAGCCGGTTCAATTGTGTAGCGTCCAAAAACTTCGTAGCTGCCGTTTTTGTTTTTCCAAATTGCTGCGGAAACTGTGTTGTGTAGTTCTTGGCTCAGCAGTTGTCGTAGTTTTTTCTGATATTTCATCGAATCACATAGTGTGTGACAACCCAGCCCAAGCTGGCCACCAACAGGCCAATAATACCTATACCCCAGTTGATGATCTGATCGTTGCGCTTGTTCACAACCGAATGCATCATTTCGTGCATTTCTTTGATCATCTTGCTCATGGCTGAAATTTTTTCATCCACTGTATCCAATCTGCGTTCAACAGCATTGTAACGTTCGGCACACAGTTCAACGTGCGCTTCTAGACTTTTTTTCTCAATGTCGGTGGCTTCAACCATGATTTTTCTCCATCATGTATTTATTGAAACAGGTACAAACCAAATGTTTTGGCGAGCTCCTTCGGTGATCAAAACCGGTTCCAGATCAGGATCGTTGTTGAGTCCGCGCAGCATGGGCACGCCGGCAGCATCTGATCTCAACACCTGAGTTGGGTCCGATTCGGGTCCGTAGACGCCAGCAGCTTCGGTTTCAAATTCAAACAGCCAGCAACGTCCGGTTTGGTCTGCTATGGGGTCAGTGAGCGCAAACAGTTGGGTTCTGAGACCCAGAATCTGTGTCAAGGTTTCCCAATTGCGCTGTTGATTTCGGCTGCGATTCCAAGCTTCAACATCGGCTATGACCTGCCCGGCACGGTCACGAAACGGCATGGCTGTGGCCTTGCAGTGGCCAGTAACACCAGTAGCTGTGATATCAAAACGAGTCTGACAGGCATACTTCATTCAGGCCGCCTGAGCAGTTCGTACAAGATTTCCACCTGCTCACACAAGCGATCCAGTTCGGCATGATCTCGCCGGGCTTGAAATATTTCGATCCAGCGTTTTGATCTTTCTAGATCTCGGAGTTCTTGTTGCAATTTGGGATCTTGATAATGCAGTTCTCGTTTGGAAGAACCAGAATTTCGAGCATACACCGTGCGTCCGCCGTCCGGGCTTTCAAAAATTGTTAGTTCGGTAATCTTGCTGACCATCATGATCCAGTATTTAAGTTGTTGCAGAGCGACCCGGCAACAAAGTCAACAAAAAACCTGCCGAAGCAGGTTTTTTTTACAAACTGGATCGTATCAAGATACCAGGCTTGTGAATGTGGCCACATTGCTGACGTTGCCTGTTGGAACACCAATAGCAGCGTTGGCTGTTTGAACAGCAGCCACAAAAGTAGCAGTAGTGTATGCACCAACTGGATACACAGCAAAGTTGATCTGACCTGCGGTTGGGCCAACTTGGTACATGGCCACTGTGGCAGTCTGTTGAACAGCTTGCAACACGTTGGCAACGTATTGGTTAACTCCACCAACAGATGTTGTCAATGCAGCATTGGCAACAACTGAGAAAAAGTCCAGCTTGGGACCTTGGG